CAGAGCGTGTTTCCGCTGGCGGCGATGCAGCGCTGCATGGTGGATAGCTGGACGTTGTGGGAGGACTTCAAGCCGTTTGCGGCGCGGCCGTTGGGGTGGCGCGAGGTGTGGATCGGCTATGACCCGTCGAATACCGGCGACAACGCGGCGCTGGTGGTGGTGGCGCCGCCGGCCGTGGCGGGCGGCAAGTTCCGGGTGGTCGATCGTGTCCAGTTCAAGGGGATGGATTACGAGGAGCAGGCGCGCCGGATCAAGAAGTTCACCGAGATCTACAACGTGACCTACATCGGCATCGACATGACCGGGCTGGGCTCGGCGGTGTATCAGCTGGTGAAGAATTTTTTTCCGGCGGTGAAGGGGTTCCAGTATTCGCCGGATGTGAAGACGCGCCTGGTGTTGAAGGCGATGGATGTGATCAACAAGGGCCGGATGGAGTTCGACGCCGGATGGACTGAGTTCGCGGCCAGCTTCATGGCGATCAAGAAGACGACGACGGCGAGCGGCCGGCAACTGACTTTCGAGGCCGGGCGCAGCGAGGCGACAAGCCATGCGGACTTGGCCTGGGCGTGCATGCATGCCTTGAGCAACGAGCCGCTGGAAGGGCGCTCGGCGAGTAACCAATCGATGATGGAGATTTCAGGATGAGCGATTTGATTGCGCCGGTGATGCCGGTTGATGGTGAGCAGGCGTCTTCCGGGGCGCGTTTTGAGGCGTTTGGCTTCGGCGATCCGGAGGCGGTGCTCGACCGCCGGGAGATCCTGGACTTTCTGGAGTGCCCGGATAACGGGAAGTGGTTCGAGCCGCCGATCTCGCAGGATGGCCTGGCGAAATCGAGCCGGGCGGCGGTGCATCATGCGTCGGCGATGATCGTGAAGCGGAATATCCTGGTGAGCTGCTTTGAGCCGACGAAGCTGCTGTCGCGGAGCGATTTTTCGATGTTCGCCCACGAGTTCATCATTTTCGGCAATGCCTACCTGGAGCGCCGGGACAATATGTTGCGCGAGCCGATGCGCCTGCTGGCGACGAAGGCGAAGTACACGCGGCGCGGGCTGGATATGGAGACGTACTGGTTCGTTCCGAAGTACAACGAGGAGCACCGGTTCCGGAAGGGGAAGGTGTTTCACCTGATCGAGCATGACGTGAATCAGGAGATCTATGGCCTGCCGGAATACATCCCGGCGCTGCACTCGGCCTGGCTGAATGAGTCGGCGACGCTGTTCCGGCGGAAGTATTACAAGAACGGATCACACGCCGGGTTCATTCTGTATTTGACCGACCCAGCCCAGCAGCAGGATGACGTGGATGCGTTGCGCCAGGCGCTGAAGGATTCGAAGGGTCCGGGCAACTTCCGCAACCTGTTCATGTATTCGCCAAACGGCAAGAAGGATGGCCTGCAGCTGATCCCGGTGAGCGAGGTGGCGGCGAAGGATGAGTTCGTCGGAATCAAGAATGTGACGCGCGACGACCAGCTGGCGGCGCACCGGGTGCCGCCCCAGTTGATGGGCATTGTGCCGAACAACAATGGCGGCTTCGGCGATGCCGAGACGGCTGCCCGGGTTTTCAACGTGAATGAGATCGGGGCACTGCAGGCGCGAATGCTGGAGGTGAATGACTGGATCGGCGAGGAGGTGATCCGGTTCAAGCCGTATGAGCTGGCCCAGCCGAGCGAGGGGACGGGGAAGATTTCGACGAAGTAATCAAAACAGGATCAAGAAAAAGGCCGGGGTTTCCCGGCCTTTTTTGTGGCTACTGGCTGAGGTATCGGTCAGCCTCGTCAAGCTCCCTGCTCATCTGAAGATGTACCGCCGAAATCAGCTCGGCAATCCCCCTGCTGTCAGGGATATCCGATTTATTACAGCCGACGATCAACGACGCCAGGGCTTCAAGGCCTGAGTTTACGTCTCTGGCACGGTCAATGGCATCGGAGGCTCTGAGAATGTCGCGTGCCATGGCTCACTCCCCGTGATTCGGTTGGGAAACCTCGTTCTCAATGTCGTCGAGGTCTATCGTCGGAACGCCGAGCGTCAAGTTGATCTGGTGCAGGTGGTAGTGCATGTTCTGGCGCTCGCCCTTGGTTGGCGCCTGGTAGATTTTTCTGAGAAGCGCCTGGCTCTGCCCGTGCAACATCAGCGCGGTCTTCCCGCTCAGGCTGTCGCGCATCAGCTTGACGCCTTGAATCGGCAGGACATGAGCGGCCTTGGCGCGCAATTCGTCGCGCAAAGCCTTCTCGCACTGGATGAAGTAGCGGCGAACGGCGCGGCCGATCTCGTTGTTTTCAATCATGGCAAGTTCCTTGGCCATGTCGAGGGTGAGGTGGTAGTCGACGCGATTTTGACCACCCCGGCGTTTGCTCGCCAAATTTGGGGAGCGATCGCTCCCCAAAACCGGGGAGTAATCATCACCTTCGACAAACCCATACTGCTCGATACGATCCTTGATCCATGTCGAAAAGTCGCGGCCGACTTGCAGTGATGAATGCAGATCGCGGGCGTTGCATGTCGGAACGCTTTCAGCGCCGACTTCGGCGGTCAGCAGGGGTATCAGTGCATTTTCAGACATGACGGCCCCCTTCCTTTTCAGCGCGGCGGGCCTTGGCGTCGATCGCCTCCGAGTTCTCGGCAATGTTGTCGAGCTGCCGAGAGATGGCGTGCGTCAGCGCGTCAATCAGGTTGGCCAGCGCCTCGGGTTCGAGGTTGTCCGGGAAGCGGTCGCGGTCTGCAAGCAGGTCGGTGACAGCGGACAACGCCAGCTGGTGATCACGAATAAGCCTGATTGAAAGGTTGATCTGCCCGGTTTCCGGGGTGTAGGCGATGAGCTTCGATGTGGCGAGAGTGAGAGCATCCATGATGGACTCCTAGAGATTCAGGAATACCCACCGCAAGCGGGGTGGGGAAGCGCTCCTACGGCTCTAGTCCGCCGGGTCCTCACGGATACCCGACACTTCCCCATTGAGAGAAAGCGGCACAGCGTAAACGACAAAACCGCCTGACTGGGCGGGTACAGCTAGAGAGTAGGAGCGCTTATTCTCAATGCGATGCACACGACCTGTCAAGTGGTATGGTCCACGGTTTATGCCAATCGGGACCAGTCATGACCGCTCTAATCTCTCTTCTAGCCATCGCTTTCGTCATCTGGCTGCTCATGAGCAATGCCAAAAAGAATGCTCCGCCAGATCAGATCATTCTCAAAAACACGATCAACACAAAGCCGCAAAGCCAGTCATATCGGGAATCTATGGATGAATTCACTGGCGAAGGATCGGACCTGATCAGGAAGTACGCTGGAAAGCAGGACGATGACTACTTATCCGATCTGTTGGCAGACACGGACGTTGATACCAGGCCAAAGAGGAGCGCCAGAAAGCTGGTCAAGCACCCCGTGATTGGATCAATCGCGTTCGAATACATCGACACCAAGCACGAACAATCAAGCCGCGTCGTCAATACCAAAGAGGTCGACGGCCGCCATATCAGCGGCTATTGCCGTACAGCAGGGGCATTCAGGACATTCCTCATTGAAGGGATCGTGTCCGATGTCACCGACACGGAGACAGGCGAAGTCATGCCCGTTGACCGCTGGATCAAGCAGGCCAAGAAGGCCGCCAAGGCGAGAACGCCTAAAAAATAGGCAATTTGTAAGGAATCTGCCTAAAAAACGGGCAGTCATACCCAGTCTCGGCCCGCCGCGCGCGGTCGGGACCCCGCCCCGCCTGCCCGCTTTTCGGGTGGGAAAGTTTGCAGCGTGCAAAAACCGCCGTGCTTATCCCCAGGCGGCGCGGCTGGATAGCATGGGCCTATCGAAATCGGCGCGAATCGTTGCGCCATGGTGATTGCAGACTGTTTGCCAGCCACTTTTGGCGGCCGAACCTGGCCGGTTTGTGGGTTTTAATATCGGAAAAAGGTAACGTTGGTAATTCGTCGTTTTATTGTGAATTAACACAATGATTTATATAGGAAATTTCAGTTACCTTTGAAAGGTAACAATGGGTAATACGTAAGGTAATAAAAGGTTATGTGATTGATTTAATTGATATTTAATTTCTGAAGAAATGACTTCTTGTAACGGTAATCTGGTTACCTATCTATTACCTATAAATTACCTTTATTAAATATTCATACAAGCCCAATCGGCGCGGGTTTTCGTTGTTTTTCAACCTTTGATTACCTTTGTTACCGATTACCGAAGGCCTACCCTGTTTTTTTTCTAAGCCAAATCGCGCGCGTGATGCGCGTGCGTGTGCGCGTCGTATAAACTTGTGCGCTGATTCATCCTAAGATCAGCTTTCATGGCCACGAAACCACGGGGGTTGGCGGCTTTTGATCTTAGGAAAGATTCCCACTAACCTATTGATGGGGCTGGAATACACGCGTGATTGTGATTCCAGGTGTCACCGGTTCGATCCCGGTATGTCGCCCCAAGATTCGACCCCCGTCCGCCGCAAGGTGGTCGGGGGTTTCTCTTTGGAGTTGCCCGATGCACCAGCCCGACGCCCCGTTTTCCGGTCTTCAACC